CTACATCAGCTCGAACACTGCCGCCTCGTCCTCCCGCTCCCTGATCCCCTTGAATGACGCATGTCGGAGCTTCCCGTCGTCGGTCCAGGCGCGGTATTCGACCTCCGCGACCAGTACCGGCTCGACAAACACTGCGGCTTTTCTCCTGAGGGCTACGGCCGGCGATTTCGTCGCCATCCCCTCGAGGAGCTTCCGCAGCTCTCGCGAGAGATCGTGCGACCAGCCCGTGCCGCAACCGCCGACATAGACGAGCTCTCCGCCCTTCAGCGCGGCAAGCAGAAGCCGACCGAGGTGGCCCGGCACGGTCGACGGCTCGAAGCCGACGATCACGAAACTATCCCGGCGCTTGCAGGTGATCTTCTGCCACCACTCGCCGCGGCCGGAGCGGTAGGGCTTCTCGACGTGTTTGGCGATGATGCCTTCGAGCCCGTGCGCGCAAGCGACGCGGAAGAACTCGTCGCCATCCGCCTGCACTTCTTCCGACAGCCGGATCGCCCCTTCCCGGCCGGCTACGAGCGGCTCGAGAAATCGCCGGCGCTCGCGGAGCGCTAGCCGGCGAAGGTCGCGGCCGTCGAGATAAAGGAGATCGAAGGCAAAGAAGACGATGGCGCCGGCCTCGACCGCCGAAGGCAATCGCCCGAGCGCCCGCTGTAGCATGCCGAAATCGGAGCGACCTTGGTCGTCGAGAACGACCGCCTCCCCGTCGAGGATCGCTGTCTTTACGGCGAGCCGACGCGCGTCGTCAACAATCGTGGGAAAGCGTTCCGTCCAGTCGTAGCCGCCGCGCGTGAGTATCCGCACCCGGCCAGGCTCGATGTGCACGGCAATCCGATATCCGTCCCACTTCACCTCGAAGGCCCAGTCTGGCCCCTTCGGCGGCTTGTCGACGAGCGTTGCCAGGCAGGGATCAACCCGCGCCGGCATGGGATCAGGCGATGAAATCTCGGGCGGTTTCTTGGCTGACGGTTTCGCCATGACCAATCAACGCACAGGGAAGCAGAATCGCCGCGTTTGACATCGGAAGAAAGACTCCCAGTACCCGTCGATCGACGGGTACTGTTTAGTACACTAAACCTGCTTAGCCTGGGTCATTGATCTGAAAGGCCCAGCCATCTTCGGTTTTATACGAGCGCTGCCAATTATAAGAATCTTTGTCGTCCCACTCCATCTCGGACCACGGGCCGAAGCAGTTATTTTCGTGCGAGCATAAAGCCTGAATGTAATTTGGAGGCGACGACCCGTCGCTTCCAGAAATACCGCCGTTTTCATTATTAACCGAAATGCTGTCAGCGTAGAACTGGCCGTTATACCAATCGCCGCCGGAGAGTCGCCGATGAGTGATTCCTAGGTATCCGCTGTATTGCTGATTGCTGGCGCCATGCACGTAAACAGAGAATGCAACAAACTTGTCCTTGTTGACGCACCCGTAACCGTCATAGTCGTAAATGCTATTAGAATCGTCCCACTTTACTGTGTAGGTCTGCCTAGGACCGATGGTCTGAGGCCAATTCACGCTCGTGCCGCTCTCGATGCACCTGCTGATGGTTTTCGTAATTTCGACCGTCTTGTCTGTGTTGTTGATAATGTCAAATTGATGCGACCCCTCGGCGTAGGCCGCGGTCGATCCAACGAGCGAAACACTTGCAGCTATGAAGATCCGCGCACGCAGTCTCCCCAGCTGCTCAAGTTTGCTTGAGCAAGCTACCTGTATTTTCATCGGATTACTTCCCTGTGGTTTTGCGCATATCCGCTCCGGGCGGGCGTTCGCAGGGCATTCGCAGCCTATGCGGCGTCTCACGCGGTGCTTGACCATATCTAACCCGTGTTGGTTGTAAATTTAACTGTAAATATCCACTGGAAGTTTATTTTTCCGTACATGATAGAGCCGTTCACCACCGGTCGGTTCTTCCTGAGGAGGTCCAATTTTAGGACAGCGCCTCTCTCCTCGCCCTTCGACCGCTATAAGGCGTTTTGGCGGCCTGCGGCGGAAGGGCAAGAGCAGTGACGTTGAAGATATCAAGAGTTCGCGGCCGTACTGAACCGCATTGACTCTTCTCATGCCGGGAACATAATAGGAACATTCAGGGCGATGCGGCGCCATTCCATCAATCAGGGGCGAAAACTAGAAAGACGCGCGTTATGCGAACACTTGCCGATGAGATAGGAACCGCGATTGAAGTCGATCTTGCGGTAATGCCTCAGCACCAAAGGCGGGCCTATGCCGGCCTCGACCAGTATCGCCGTCCCGTCGAGGTGCGCGGCGTCCAGGAACTCGCCAAGGGAATTGCCGAATCCTTCGGTGCCTTTGCCATCTTCGATGTCGAGACGGTGCTGCAGTCTCCGGCGATCGCACCATTCGTTACGCAGACGCTCTACTCGATCCCGCTAGAACTGAGGCGGGCCGCCTGCGACCGCGACCGACTAAAAGCAGAAAGCGCGCGAAAGGAGATGGCGCGGATAATCTCGTCCGCACTGCTGGCGCGATACCATTTCGAGCCCTTGAAGCACGTCGGCGCCTCCTGCCATCCGAATTGGGAAGAGGCCTTCGAGCAGCAGTTTGGCGCCGGCCGAGGAGGACGATCAAGCGGATGAGTGACGAACAGGGCGCGAAACCCCACTACGAGTCCGGCCCCTATGTCCATTACTGCGAGCATCCTGGCTGCACCAAATGGGGTGGCTTTGGTTTCGCCGTCGGCCGGTCGGAGCCGAATTGGTTCTGCTTTGAGCATCGGCCGGAGTGGAAAACCGGCCCGATTACTCAGGTGCCGTTGACGGCGCGGACGGCGCGCGGAATAAGCGACTATGACCGTAACAATTACAGAAGAACAACGTGAAGCCTCCGACAACCTGCGCGAGGCGATGCGGATGTTCAACCACGCCATCCGCAAGGCAGCCTACAGCGGCCTGCACGTGGAGGTGAAGTTGCTTCAGGTGCATCGCACCGAAGGGCCGACACCGGTCCCACAGGTCGACGTTCTCGCGAAGCTGTGACTGCGTCCATCATAGTCATGCCGGCCGTTGCTGCCGAGCCGACCACCGGCCGCGCATCCGTAATTGACGGCGATAGCATTGAGATCAGCGGCGAGCGCGGCCGCCTGCTCGGCGCCGCCGCTCTAAAGGAGTTGGCAGACCTGCAAAACGGTGGGACTTATCAATGCGGTCGCATCGAGCGCTTGGGGATCTGGCGCCGTGCTTGGACCGAGCTGAGCCGTCGGCGCATGAAGCGGCTTGATAAGTTCGCGCCGTCACCGGATAAACGGACGGAGTTACTTTGTCCTGTTCACCCAAGCGGCAGGTTCCAAACGTAGCTGGGGATTGTACTGGGCGCCACTGGCAAGTTTTGCGCAAGCATGCAAAGCATCAGAGATCAGTTTTCCGCGGAGGGCTACTTAAATGGAAATCGATCTTATACTCTGGGGGATTGCGATCATTATCGGACTGGTGGCGACATTTATGGCGGCGAAATCTATTCGCACGCATAGGCAGGTCCAGAAGACCGGCCGGAACTCGACTTCTATTCAATCCGGAAGGGACACGAATCTCCACAAATGACCGACAAGCAAGTCCAGAAGGCGGCGTCCGGGTCCATGGCCATTCAGGCGCAAGGTGACGTCACGATCAACCAAGGCGTCTCCGCTCAACAGATGATGGAGATCATGGACGCCATATCCGCGCGGGTCGAGAAATTCAGCCTTGACGCCCGAACACTCGTTGAAGATCGACTGGATCAGTTCAAGGAAAGCCTGATCCTGGAGTTCGCAAAAGATAGCGGCGCCAGATCGGAAGCATTTGCGGACCCAGATTTTCAACACGCCTTATTCGGAGCCCAGACCGCCTACGCGCGCACTAATGACGTTGACCTCCAGGCCGTCCTCGTTGATTTGGTTGTCCAACGCTCAAAACAAGATAAGCGTAGCCGATTAACCTTGACCCTTAACGACGCAATCTCCAAAGCAGCCTCGTTTACAAACGAGGAATTCAGCATCCTTGCCATTGCCTTTCTCATGCAGCGTGTTCAGAACAACGGGATCGCGAACTTACAGGGCGTGGCGAAATTCTACGCTGATTGCTTGAAACCACTGCTAGACACGGTCCCGGCCGAGGAGGGAGCTTACAGTTACCTCGAGTCGCATGGCTGCCTATTGATGGATGCAAACATCATTTCACGACCGGGGATGCTGGATATATTGCTGCAGCGGTATCCTGGATGCGTAACAAAGGGCATCCCTCTGGAAGAACTGCAGGGCCTTGTCCCGCAAGAACAACTGAATCGGCTATACGTCCTCGTCACCGATTCTCCGTTTGGCGCCAGCCTGAAGGTTCTGGTTCCCGGATCAAAGGAAACTCTTGCGCCCATGGGAGGCATGCTCGGCATCCAGCACGACTTCGCCGATAAATACGTCGAGAAGGCCAAGGCGAATCTTCCGACTGATAAGGAGCTCCTGGCTAAGCTTGTTGAATATGAGCCCTCCTTGGAGAACGCGGCACAGGTCTATGACAGCTCGCCCATGCGTAACTCCCGTCTCACATCAATCGGAGTTGCCTTGGCGCATGCATATCTGACAAGAACGATAAGTCTCAAAGCAGACCTTGCAATCTGGATTAAATAGCTGCTTTAAAGTTGCATTGGATCTAAGCGCAAACGGCGCCCTCGTGATTGATACACGGCATTCTAGTTTGAAGTTCGACGACTTGAACGCTGCTCGAAAACGCGGTCTAGCCGCTCGCTGATAGCATCGATGCGGCTGCCGACACCCTCGATGGCCCTCATGATTTGAGCCGTCTGCTCCTGCATGCCTGCTTTGGTTACGTACGATTCGGCGACGTGGAGCTTATGGGCTGCGAGCTCGTCGCGAACCGCTCCGATCTTGCCGTCGACGTATTTCCACACACCGAAGATCGCGCCGAAAAGGCCGACGAAGAAGCCGACGGCATACATTATCTCGGCGCCGGTCATCGCAGCACCGCCTTGACGCCAGCTACGCCACCGCCGACATAGAATAGCCACTCGATCATGCTGCCCGCAGCGTCTTTCATCTCGCGCGTCGGCAAGTCAGCCACATTCCACGAAAAGCCAAACACAGAATCGAGAATCACTGCCGCCCACCAGAAGCCAAGCGGCAGGACGAACAGCGCGGCGAACATCCAGAACCACGGAAAGGAGAACTTCGCCTTATTGAAGTCCACCATGATGCGGGTCTCTTCAACGACCTGGCGCATGTACTCCGCGGTGAGTTCGGTGCGCAGCTTCTCTTTGTCGACCTCGAGCTCGGCGCGGCGCTCCATCAATTTGATGCCGCGCTCGACCACTCCGCTGAGGCCGATTTTGATGAGGAAGGAAAGCAGGGCGATCACGTCGGCAGCCCCACCTTGCGCGCCCACTGCCACCAAGCGACAGGAATAGCGCCGATAGCAGCGGCAATGCCAGCCTCAATAGACGCCGCGAGTGCGGGATCGTCTGTGATGAGCGATTTGACTTCCTCGCCGATGTAGCCGGAGCCATAAAGCCAGCCCGCAATCATGTAGAGGGCGATACGAATCCAGACGGTCATTTCTTGCCTCCCTTGATGAGCGCAAGCAGGAAGCGGCCCAGCGCAGCCCAGAAGCCGCCCTTTGCAGGCGCGGTCGGCGCGGCTGGCACGGTGGACTTTTTTGTGCCGTAGCCAGCAGCTCGGAGAGCGGCCTCGAATACTCGCCCGTATTTTTCGATCTTCTTGCCGTTCGCTTTCACGTCGTCGTTGATGATCGCGCGCGATGCTGCGTACCGGTAGCCGGCGGCGGAGTCGTAGTCGGCTAGGCGTTTGCCGCTGAACATGCCGTCCGTCATGCCATCAAAGAGAATGCGGATGGCCGTTGCCATCTGGCTTGCCTTGTCTGGCCTGCTGGCCAGTCCGAACTTGGCGTAGTTAGCTTTGCCTGTAATCTGAGGGAGGCCTCTGCCGCGGTACAGCCAGCCGTCGTCGGGCGCCACGTTACCAAGACGTCCGCCATAGACCTTGTTGGCTAGTTTGCGCGGGTGGTTGGCGTAAGGTTTGGCGCTGGCGATTGTCGGAAATCGCGACGGCCAAACCTCCGTAAGGCGTTGGGCCGAATAATTGAGGTTTTCAGTGACAGGCTGATAACGCCCTCCGGTTTCATGGTGCGTTTCAGCAAGCATTACGGCCAGATGCGCCAACGGTGTGCCGCGCCGTTCTGCCTCGTCTAGAATCGCGTCGACGCCCCGCACCTGCCGCTCGGCCATCTTGCCGGCGAACAGGGGCGAGCGCACCGCCGCGAAGAATTTCGCGCGATCCATTGGTGTCTCCTGTGTGGTGGTGGGTTATGGCTGCGGCGCTTGGCCACGCATAAAGGCGCGCCCACGTGGTGACGTGGTCGTGGTGGTCACGTTGATTCCTGTGGTGGCTAGAAAAGGGCCCCCGCACCTTCATGCTGAAGCATGCGACGGTGCGGGTAGCGTCAAATGCGCAGCATTGACAGTGGCTGAGGAATCAGACGCTCATTCCGATGACGCCATGGGAGGACTAGGTGAACCGGGACCGCTATACAGAGCTCGCGCCGTGGATCGCGATCCTTGTCCTCTTTTCTATCACCGTACCGGTGATGTGGACCTCCGCGCTGCACACTGCCATTCGTGACCATCTCAGCTATGCCGCCCGCATGTTGCCGTTTGAAGGCGATCCGGCGCCGACTGAGACAAGCAGCGCAGATCCCTACCGGGAGCGAGAGCTCATGGCCCAGATCACCGCGGCAAACGCCGCTTATGGAAGCATGGTGATCTCCAAATGGGCGCTGGTCGCGTCGGTCATCGGCGGGCTGGTGGCCGTTGCAGGCGCCTATTACATCAAGCGCACCTTCGATCAGACAAACAGTGCCCTGCTGCACGCGGAGAATTCCGCGATAGCAGCCTGGGAGGCCGTGGCTGAGACAAAGAAGGCAAACCAGATCGCCGAGCGCGCCATCGTGCTTGAGCAGAGACCGTGGATCATGATCGGACTGAAGAGCATCAGAATCCGGACCGGACCACGAACCACGATGCTTGACATCGAGACGACACTCGAAAACATCGGTCGATCGCCGGCGCTGATGTGGCAGACAAATTCTCTGGCGGCTCGCCTGCCTTTATTCCCGCCGAAGCGAGAAGACTTCTGGAGAGAGCGGTTCCCAGAATATCAGACCATCATTCCTCATGGGGAGGCTGGTGCCCTTACCTATACCTCAAGCTTCACTGTCATCGAGCCATCTGGCGATATCGATCCCGATCCAAGCCGGTTCGTGCTTCTGCGGATTGGGGCTCAATATTCGATGAACGGCACCGATGAGGTCTTCGAGACCGTCATCGCGTTTGATGTGATTCTGACGGATGACCGCCTCGCACGAGGCGTCGCGGGGGAATATACCGAAGGCTTCAAGATCAAGTCGAAACCTTCCCAAGGCTGGATGACCTAGCCCGCGAGTTGGCTCTCGATCCTCCCTATCCGCCGGCGCTGGTACGCGGCCTCAAGCGCGAAAGCTTCGGCATAGCGCAAGCCAAATTGATCGCCGGCTGCACGAACCACGATTTTCTCGCCGGTCGCGCGCGATTGAGAGATGAGTTCGACGATCTCTTCGCCGTCTGAACCTTCCGAGACGAGCTGCGCCTCATAATCCTCCATTACGGCTGCTGTCACATCGTCCCATTGATCGTAGCAAAGCACCCCAAAGGCGTAGGGATCAAGGCCATGGGCGGCAAACGCATCGCGCACCCGCTGCGCGACAAGCCCGAAGTGAAGGCGAGCCGCGACACCTTTTTCTGCAACAGCGTCCACCATCTTAAACTGCGTGTACTCGACGTCGGCCCAGGCATCGAGAATGATGTCTGTGATCGCCTCGATCTCCAGCTTCGCTCGCTCGTCTGAAGTGTTTATCGTTCCGGTGCCGGCAAAAACTTCCTTCCATCGGAACGATGCGGTGCCATTCGATATCAGGTTGTCGGAAGCGGGACGGAAGACCGAGGAGCCGAAGCGAAGATAGTCTGACGCCCCAAGGGTGATTGTCCCAATACCATCCCCATCCATGTAGAAGCCTGCAATGCCCGTCGTGTTCTGCGCCCTGTAACCTGCTCGCTGACCTCCGGAATTGTTCTGCGCATTAATGACCGAGTTTGATCCGGCCATGAGATTCAGGCCGTAAGTCAGGTCAACAGCCGGGTCTATGTTAAACCCGAAGCCGAAGCGACCGCCGCTGTCCATGCCGCCGCGGATGGTATTTGTGGCGCTCCGGTACTGTATGGGGTGCAGCGTGCCTCTCAGCGCGGGCGCCCTGATGATCTCGATCGGTCCATCGGCATTCTGCGATTGCGGATAGGCGTCGTTCCAGCCCCCAGCAGGATAGAACAGGCCATCGGTCAGGGCCGAGCCTGTACCGAAGCGGCTATAGTTGGGCGACGTGCGCCAGACGGGACGCATGTCCGTGCCCCCCTCTGTCTGCGACCAGGTCGTGAAGACAATCGATCCGGCCTCGCCGATCGGCTGCGGCACGCCACGGGCAACCTTCTCGCTCAACTTGAGGCCGATGAAGCGCGAGCATTGGCCCGCAACTCCGGCGCTCGGCGACAGCCATTTCGCCTCGTGATAGGAACCGCCGCTGAAAGAGACATCCGATGCCTCGTTTGCGAAGAAGGAGACGTCCTCGCGGCCGTGAACATAGACATTGTTGAAATGGATGCCGCGAACGCCAAGACCGGAAAGCTCGATGACCCGGCCGCACATGGGGAAATTGTCAGTGAAGAAGCTTTCCGTCGTGGGCTTCAAGCTCGGGTGGGTGATCGACCTAAGGAAGCCGTTGTTGGCGCTCACGCCGCCCGTGCCGAACGTCCGGACATCCTGTGTCCGGTGAAGCTCGGCGCCCGCTGTCACACCAGCGGCGGCAGGATCCGCAGAAAGGCCGCCGAACACCAGTTCGGTGTTGACGGCGTCATAGGTCAGCGACGTGTAGGCATAGGCGGCGCCGTTGATCGTCACGCTGCCGGCCGGGGAGAAACGATGCGACTTGAACCATTTCACGCGGATTGTCGTCGACGACACGGCGGAAACGCGCACCGTGTCGGCCCCGCGAACTGCAAAGCTCGCGTGACCCTCGATAAAGAACTGGTCGAGGAAGAAGCGATCGCTCTGGGGATGGAAGTCTGGATCGTCGCCGAGAACTTCGGTCGGGCAAAGCAGGAACGCCGCATCCCGAAAATGGGCCGTGAGCGATGTGCGCTTCAACTGTCCGAAAAACGCGTTTTCTCCGAAATAGCCGATGTCGCACTGCTCGCCGAAGTTCGTGTCTCCCGGCTGCAGGGAGAAGCTGCCGTCGAGACGGGTTGTCCGGACGCTCACGCCTTCGACGATCGAACCTCGACGGCCCAGCAGCGCGATTGAAAGCAGGCGCGGTGTGGCAGCCGTGGCGCCGACAGCGTCCTGATTGGTGAAATCCATGATCCGGTATTTCGCCAGGCGGCCACCGCTCGGTCCCGTATAGGCTTCGGCCGCGCTCGGGTTGTCGAGCACGCCGCCGGACAGCTCGCACTGGGTGATCATGGCATCGATCACATGACGACGCACTATATTGCGCGGGATCAGCGTTGCCTGGTTGGTCATGTCCCAGTAGGCGCCCTCCCCATTCGGGTTGCTGTAGCCGCAGGCATCGGAGAACAGGCAGCGGTAGGGGTTGGCTTCGACAGTATCGGAAACCATGTAGAAGCCGCCGGCCAGGAAGACGATGGAGCTGAATGCCAGCGCCTTGTTGATCTTCGTTGAGTTTTCCGTTCCGCTACCGGTGAGCGGGTCATAATCGGCCTTGGCACCGAACATTTCCGCGTAGATCTTCTGCCCCTTCGCTGGGGCCCACCAGCTACCATCTGCGGCTTGCTTGGCAAATACGTCCACGGCCGTGCTGCGCTCTTTCGTGTGAGCGCCGGCGTCGCCGGCATTATAGTAGCCCGCCGTCCTAACGAAGTTGAGAACAGGCGGAATATTTGCGGACAAAAACTCCGCCTCCGTAGCGAAGACGAAGCCTGCGTTCGCGGCTGCGAGCGCAGCAGCCGCAGCCGCCTCAGCCTGCGCAATAATCGCGCTAGACGCCTGATCGCTAACCAGTCGGAACGTGCTGCCTGACACGATGCCCATCACGATTATGCCGGCGGTGAGCCCCCCTGTAGCGACGTCGCTTCCGCTGTTCGTCTTGATCGTGAGCGGAGCCTCGCCGTTGAAGGATACAGTGACCGGAGATGTGGTGTTGGTTTCAGCAACATTCATCCAAATCAGCGCGGAGGCACTCACCGGAATGCTCGTCGTCGCCTGGATTGCGTTCGGCGTGCCAGCGCCTACGTCCGAAGCGATAATGAACGAGAACGGCAGCGGCAGAATCAGGGACCAGGAGCCAGATCCAGATGCTCCCGACTTGCGGTAGATGCCGTTGTAGGCGACTGTGGAATCCGCGTAGACCCATGCCGTTACGTCCGCCGCATGAGCCAGATCCGCGAACAGGAGAGCGCGAGTAGATTTGGCGATCGACCCGGCACCCGAGGAGTACGCGTCGATCGCTGCCTCATATTGAGCAAGGAGCGAGCGGATTTCTGGCTTTGACGGCTGCAGCGGAGACCCGAACGGCCCATCTGCGTAAACTGTTTCAGCGTTCGGAGAGAATGCCACGTAGGACTCCTGAAAAGAATAAGCCCCGGCGCTAGCCAGGGCTTGAAAGTTGATGCTGTTGTGTGGTGTTGGCGCCGGCAGACCCGGGCAGCGTTAGGTCACGGTAAACGTACCCGTCGCAGCGGCTATGCCTTCGATGCCGGAGTGGTTGATCGACACGATCCAGCCGTAGTAGGTGCCGGTGACGAACGACCTGGATGTCGAATCCGCACTCGATGACGCGCCATATTCTGGCGGCCCCGCGTAGCTTGCCGTGCCGAAGTTATCGACCGTGTTCCAGTAGATCTTCGCGCCAGCGTAATTGCTGCTGTTCGGAGCGGTCCAATTGAACGTTGCTGAGCCTACGCCGCCCGTCGCGCTCGGAGAGGTAACTACACCCGGTGGAGTCGGATCGGCGGTCGACGTCACTTCTTCCGTGACCGACCAGTTTGAGTACTTTCCGTTGGACGCCTTGAACGCAACCTGCACCTCGAGTTCTTGGTCGACAGGAACTGTGTTGGTGTTCAGATTGATGTACCCGCCAGACGGGTCAGCACCTGGAAAAGCCTGCTCAATCCAAGCACCTGGCGTGCCGGCGCCGATATCGGCTACGCGGTAGCGGACCACAGGAATGAAGCTATCGTCAGCCGGGTCGATGACGACCACGCGGATGTAAACCGAGTTGTTGCTCGCCTTCGCCTGAATGAGATTGATGACCGGAGTCGGAATGTTAGACGCATTCACTGCCGGCGGAACTGGAGGCTGCTGCCCCTCTTCTATCGTTGGATTCCAGTCGTCGATGCTAGCAGGCTGCTCGACAAAATCCATCGAAAAGCCACCCTTGGTGAGTGCAAGCACAGATCGACGGTTCTCCAGAAGCTTGCCATTTAGCCGCGGTAGTCGGTTCGGCGTTTCCAGTCTAACCCACCGCGCGTAGACAGCGTTGATGCCGGAGAGTCGAACATCGAGGCTGCCCTTGACCTTCTGGCGCAGCCGCAACCAGTCTCGCTTGCCGAGCCGCCTAGCTTGCCGCCACTGGTGGCACCATTCATAGCTGCCTTCCTGTGTCAGAACGCGGCCTGCGCTTAGCTGCGCGGCTGTGTCCTCGAAAAAGTCAGTATCGCAGCTTGTATAATTCGTGGCCGGATAAGTGAACTTCGGCACAAGCCGGTTGCACTCGTCTTCGAACAGCACGTCGTGCTGGACCTGATGCCCGACAATGTCGGCATCGGTCAGCGTTGCCGTTCTGCTTTCGCGGAACTTGCCGACCGTCAAGATGCGGGCGCCATCTCCACGCGCGACCAAGTGGCCGTCGCAGGTCGAGAGAATCGCGTTAAGCCCTGATTTCGGGCCGTTCTCAGTTGTGTCCCAGCCGTTGCACTCGTAGCGCCGTTCTGTGCCGCCGCCTTTTAGCGGCACCAGCTCGTCGCAGACGTCGGCCTCTTCCTTCCACAGGGCGATGACTGGAAGCAGCGCCTTTGTGTAATCAAGACCGAAGCCAAATTCATTGAAGCAGAGATGCCAGGCGCAGATGACCGCAGAATTGCGCGTCCACGTCCAAGTGCTCTGATCTGCCGGATCCTGCGCCGGGTCGCGGAAATCCCAGCAGTAGGCGCCGTCGATCTCTACCGAGGGAGATGGGGCACCGTATGGAAAGGCCGTCTGCTGATCCTGCGCGTCGGCGTTGTGCGCACGCATGGCAAGTGAAGCCTGACCGTCTCCTCGATGGTTGCTGGTCCAGATGCCGTCGGCGCCAAGCGCTGAGACGAGCTCGGAGTATGGCGTTTCCGGATTGTTGCCGAGGCGAGTGTAAAGCCTAACGTTTGCCGATCCCGCACCGTATCTGCCGCCCGTCGTAAGCGGCTGCACGACGTTGTCGACTACCGTCACCTCATCGTCGTTGAGGTAAAACCGGTTGAAGGACTTGATCTTGTGGCCGGCAATAGCCTGCACGGAATAGAGGTTAGACCCTACGGCCTCCCACATCATTCGCGCGCCAGCCAGCCGTGTACGGCCGACGGCATAGGTGCGAAATGGGATCGCCTGGTTTAGAGGAGATCTGCCGTCTTCCGGTTTGGGTGGCTTTGGCGTTTGCGCCATCAGCGCCTGAAGACCGATCGAGATGGCGGTCGTTGCAATCGCAGAAGCGATGGATGCGTAACTGATTGTCGTGGCGCCGATCGCGAAGCCACCAGAGCCGAGAACGGCCGTAAAGATTGGCGTAAAAATCGGATCGAACAGGACCTCGCTATAAAGCGACGTAGTGCTGCCGAGCCCATAACGCTGCAGCATCATGCGTTGATGGAAACTCATTCTTTGTGGTCTCCATCAGGCGCGCGCCAGGCGGCGACGTGGTCTAGCCTTTTCGCAACGACGCCAGAAGGCGCCAGCAGCGCCCAAAGCGGTCCGAACCGGATGGCGCAGATTTCCTTGGTCTCGCCGTCCAGCCCCGTCGGCGCTTTGACAACACCGACATCGCCGTCCTGCGGGTACTGGACGCGCTTAAAGCCCATCGGCTCCAATGCTGCTGCGGCGAACGCAACAACGCCCCCTGCCCTCGTCAGGATGTCGTGGGCGCCTTTTGCCGTGCTGTAGGTGCCGCGGTACTCCTCTGCTGGGTCGACCCCCACGCTCTCCTGCAGCCATGTGCCGCAGAACGTCGTGCAGTCGTCGCCGCCCATCCCGCCCCACCGAAAACGGTGCGGCAGGGCCAGAAATTCGTGCAGTGTCATGAATACCTCGGGCGCTACGGCCTAGAAGTTTGGCCAGACCGGCTGAACGCCCCTGGCAAGTCGGCTGGTGCCGTCGCAGAACTTGTCGGTTTCTGAGATCGCCTTCTGGTGAGGAGATGACCAGACCGAGCGCGCGCCGCGAGACCGGGTCGCCTCGCCGGCAACAACGGCCAGAGACAGCGTCAGCGTCACTGACTGCTCGCTCGGCGTCGCAGGTGACGATTCCGATACGTGCGATGCCGTGCCCGTCCAAATTGGAATGACATTGCTCATCGGCTGGTAATATTGGTCCAGCGTCGTTATGCCCATCTGCACTGTCGCACCACGCACGGCAGGCAGGCTGTCAATCATCCTTGCGGCGGACGTCGGGTCGATACCGGAAAGCGTGAACTCCACGCTGTCGGCCGTGCCATTCACCAGCACTTCGAGCGTCGGCACGCCGACAAGCTTGCCGCCGCCCAAGTAGACCGTTCCCGTCGGATCGATGCTGTCGAAGTTGGCCGGAATATCGTTGATCCCGAACCACATATGCAGCGACGGTGTCGTCCCGATGCGAAGGAATATCCCAAGCTGATGGCTGCCGCGCAGTTCACCTATGACGTTGTCCGGAACCCAGCCCATCAAAACGCCTCAACGAACTGTATCGACTGCTGCGTGACGAAGAACGCCTCGACCACAGACGGCAGCGTGAATTCAGACTTGAACTTTGCGACGAACCGCGGGCGCGCGAACTCGACTCGTGTGCCGGCGGCGACTGCCTCGCGTAATGGCGGCGCGATCGCCAGTGTGTAGACCGGATTTTCTTCCGAGGTTTTGCTGACCACCTGCCAGTAGCGATAGGCGCGCCAGCCCTTCGTTGTGTGGTAGATCGAAAACCAGTCAGACCAGCGCAGCGGCCTATCAAGGCCATACACGCGCATCTTGATGATGCCGGCGTTTAGTGCCGCCGCTTCGGTGATCTCGCCATAGACCGTCGCCTGGCTGTAGCCGGCGCCGTCAGAGAAGTAGGATCCATCCGAGTGCGAAATGCCGCTGACGATGGGCGCCGGCAGTTTGTTGACCGTCGGGAAAGGCCCGAACCAATCCGTAATAATCGGCACATTGATGAAGCGGAACCCGCCGTTAAGGCGGGCTCCAAGCCAGTTGACGTATTCATAGTGCTCGGGGTTCTTGATTTTGCAGTCTTCGTAGGTCGCGGTGACGATGCCGCCGCCGCTCATCTCGATTGTCTGCCCCTCGCCTACGCCGTTACGGCCACCATCGATCGAAGACCCGGTGACGTCATAGATCGTCTTCACCGGGGCCAGGAAGTTTGCTTCCAGCGTCGGCTGGTTCGTATAGACCGCCATCGATCAACCCTTCTGGCTCGTGTACCGGCTCTGCATGGTGCCGAAGCCGCCGCGGCGCTGGTTCTCGTTGTACTGGCTGAGCCCCTCGCCCACGCCCTGCTTTACCAGCGTGCGGATGTGCTCATCGCCGCTCGCGCCGCTGACATGCACCTGCAGAATGCCAGGCTGAGTGTTGTTGTTTGTCGATGTTCCGCGCCCGTTAAGGCGAGGTGCGCGAGGAGCATTCAGCCGATGGTTCGGCGTGACGCTTGCCCCCCGTGGGAGGTTGACCAACTCAGGGCCTTTTTCGCCGACTATTGCCAGCCCGCCTGGAGCGAAGTTGGTTCCCGCCGCAAAGCCAGGAATGCCATGTAGAAAATTGCCTAGCGTTGTCGTCGGTTTAAATGATGGGCTGAACAGAGATGACCAGTTGAACCCGCCTGCTAGCCCGCCAAGACCGCCGGCGGCGCCCATGTTCTGGGTGATCGCTGCCAAGCCGGAATTGAAGCCACCGAGGCCGTTGACGGCGCCCGCTGCAGTTTCGCCCATCTTGGCAATCTGGGTGTTGAACTTGGCGACGTAGGAATTGCCGGTCGTTCCCAGGATATCGGCACCCATGCCGCCCTTCCCGACGGAGCCGGGACCACCAAACCAAGCCTGCGCGGCGCCAGATGCTCCGAACTTGCCGACGTAGCCACCGAAGCGGTGATTGAAGATGGCGTCCTGTGCGGACTTGTCGCCAAGAAACTCGCTTGCCGACAGTCGCCTTCCGAGAGCCGCCTCAGACCAAGGGCCGATATTGTTACCCATGACCTGATAGGCGCCGTATGCTCGGTCACCATTGCGGGTAACCGGGCCAAGTGCGCCGTAGTTGCCGCTGCTTTCGATTGCCTGGATGGCTTTGGCATACATTCCGATATTGCCAACCGCCGGCAGGGCCGAACGTGTCACGGCCCCCACAGGGGCTGCGAACGTCGTGGCCGCAGCAGAAGACGCCACGGCAGCGATGCCGCCACTCTTGCCTCCGCCGCCGAGAAGGGCCGCCGCAAGAGCGCCGCCGATCTGCTCGAAGAGGCTGTCCAGCGACTTCTGCATAGCACTGGCTGCAGCATTCTTGACCGCATCAGCGAAGGATTCGCCGATGCTTTTGCCGCCAGTGAGAATGCCGCTGCTGAATTCGGAGAGGAAAGATTGCGTTAGGTCGGAAAGTTCCTCCTGCTGGAACCTGTTGCGGATCATCGCGGCATTGTTGCCGCCAAGATCCTCATCAAGCCCGTATGACCGCAGTCGCAGCCTAACCGCCTGCTCCTGCTTAGAAAGGCCAGCGAAGGCGGAGTCGTCCATCAAGTCCTGCTGTAGCTTGGCCTGGGCCAACGCTTGCGAGTACTTGCTGTATAGCTCGACTTTCTTCTCAATTTCGGCGCGCTGCTCGGCGCTCAGGGATCGACCCTTGTCTTCCGCCTGCTGAAGTAGCTCCAGCCGGAAGCGTGCAGCATCGGTCTGGATGCCGTATTCACCCGTCAGCTCCGTCTCGAGTTGCAGCTGGGCAATACGGTCGTCGGCGCTCTTGACCAGGTCGCGATAGGCGTTCGCAGCACGCTGCGCGGCAGTCTCCGCCTTCTTCTGCTCCCCAGGCAAGCCTTCCAGTTCAATGAGCGGTCGGCGCTCCGGCACCGGGCCGCCCTCAGGCAGGCGAAAGCCACCTCCCTGTATCGCTCCATCAGCACTGCGCTGAACGCCGCCATAGGTGCCGCGGCTCGGATGGCGCGACGTAAGCGCGATGGCAGCGTCTCGGTCGAACTTCTGTGCGCCGCGCGATGCGGCGTCGATCACTGGAATGAGCTTCTCGAAGATTTCCAGATAGGCTTGGAGCTCAGGGCTGGCGTTGTTCTTGACGATCTCAGCTAGTTCTTTGTGCGCCCGCTTTGCAAGGTCGACAGATGCCTTGCCTTCGTCAATCCCCTTCGTCAGATCACTAAACGTCGCCTGAAGCTTGATGACTTCCGAGGCATCCTCGCCCATCTGCGAGATACGCGACACGATATCGCCGATCTGCGTATCGACGTCGCCGAGTTGCTTGCGAAGCTCGCCCCACTGGCCGCTCCTTCCTACGTCCAGCGCCTCGGCCGTCTCTTTTGCGTCCGCTGCCCTCTGGCGCTCGTCGTTGTACGCCTTCAGTGCCGGTAGGGCTTCACCCCACTTGGAGACAACGGCCTGGACGAGCTCCGCTTCCTTTTTCAGAGTTGCCTCTGATTTCGCGCCGCCAAGCTCCAGCGAGCTGAAATACTGGATAGCCGCGGCACCACCAGCCACAAGGCCTACGGTGACGAGCGAAACAGGGCTGATGAGAGACGTAAAGGCCGCGGCCAAACCTGCCACGACTTGCCTTCCGTTGCCCATAGTGCCGAGCACCGACGACAACTGCGTGCCCTGCTGCAAGGCAATCTGCAGCGGATTCATACCCATCGCCGACGTTACGGCAATGTCCTGAAACTGGGCCGCAATGTTTGCGGTTTCGAAGCCGTTACTGCCTGCGCGACCGAAGCGCGGCACAGCCGCTAAAGCGGCATTCCTCCCTTTGATCGCCGCCGTGCTCGCCAGAGCGGCCTGACGCTCGCGCTGAATAGCCGAGGCCATCTCGTTTGCTGAGATGGCGCCGATCGAGTGCGCGCGCTTAATATCGGCGACCGCCGCTTTGTAATTGTTGATCGTCGCGAAAAGCGGCGAGTAGCGAGCGCGAAGACGCTCAAGTTCCTTGCCTTGGTCGGCGAGAGCGCCGCTCCACTCCTTGGCGCCTCGCGTGCCGATCCCGACCATGCCGTCGATGCGCTTTTGCAGCGCCGTCGACATGGATTTGTCTATGCCGTTGCCGAGGGCGTTGAACTGTTTTTCGACCTTGCCGGTGGTCGATGAAATGTCCGCCTCGAGCCGCTTCAGGCTCCTTTTCACCGTGGCAAGGTCGGTGCTGATGGAAATTACAAGATCATCTGTCTTTTCAACCATCAGGCGAATATCCTAGAAGTAAGAAAGCCCGCGTGGTGGCGGGCTGAGGGGTGGCAAAATGGATGGATGGCTGAAGATGCTGGTCGCGACGGCATGCATGGGAGTCGCGGGCTGCAACACGATTGAGAATCAATACGTTGATGCAAATGGTAGGCGAGGAAGCGGTCAGACGATTTTTGGCGTGACCATGACGGACGGCAAGTTCTCTATCGCTGACGCTGGGGTCACATGCTCAGGCATGTTCCCGCATTGGCGTAACGCCACGGTCGTGTTTCCAGTCACCTGCACAGATGGAACCTCTGGCACGGTAACCATGACGCGCCCGACAGCGAACGCGTCAATGGTTGCTGGCGAAGGTACAATGAGTCTCAAGAACGGAGAAACTCGGCGTTTTGTGTTCGGCCGCAAGGACATGATGGGCTAACCATATTTCGCCAGCAGAGCATCCATTTCGCCCTTGGATGGCGGCTTCGGCCCCTCGTCGACGCCGTTGGCCTCGTTCCGCCCGTGGATTGCCTCAAAGAACTCGGTCAGCGTGGCGCCCCAGAAATCGGCGGGACGCCAGCCAAGGCCACCGAGCGCTATGCGCATCCATTCACGCCACGGGAACAGCTCGGCCTGTTCTAGTTGGCCGTCTCGTCGACGGCCTGGGCGTTTCCCTCGACACCATCGAAATGGTGCGCAAGAGAAGTGTTGAACGCCGCAGCACAGTCCTTGAAGTGCTTCAACTTCAGCTCGTTGATTGCGGCGAGCCGGTCGCCGCGAACCGTGAGTAGTTCAAGGCCGGCCAGCGTTGCAGCTGCCTCGACGCCAGAAAGGCGCATGAACAGCTCTTGGAACGACTTGCACTCAAGGCGCGTCGATACAGCGGCGAGGCCACTCATGGTGGCGGCGATGACCAGTGGCACATCGCCAACCCACAGGGCGACTTCGCCGCGCGCACCATTCACCTCAAGCGGAAACGGCTTCACCGACTTCTTCTCCTCCTCAGCCATGGATTACACCTCAGCCGTGAACGTCAGTTCGTCGGCAGCAACGAAGGTCGCGTTGAACTCCATGTTCGGCTCGACGTCGCCGCTGAATTCGAAGTCAGTGACCATCCAGCTTCCTTCGTAAGTTCCGTCGCCAGGAACGACGACCTGCGCATTGAAAGCCGTGGAGCCGCGGACGTAGCCCATGAAGGCGCTCATGGCTGCGCCAGCGACGAATGCGCCGGAGCCGCTGAACGTGCGGTTGGAGATGCCGGGACGGCTGGTCTTCTGCACCGGGCCGCCGGGATTCGTGCAGCTCGGAATGGTCGTGTCGACCTCGTTTGCCGACATGTTGAAACTGCGCGTCTTGAGGCCGCAGAGGTTGCTGAAAACTTCCGGCGTGTTGCCATCGCCGATCTTGATCAAAAGAGAGCGGCCAAGCTGCTGTCCAGTTGCCATGTGTAGGTTCCTTCATATGAAAAACCCGGCACATGGCCGGGATGATGGCGTTTGATTTAGGTGACCGCAGCGGCGCTGCGCGTTTGCGGCTATGGCTTTTCGACGTTGGCCACGAAGTCGATGACGGCGTGACTAGTCAGCCCATCCGTATCGCGGAAGACCCGCGTCTGACGGTGCATGATTGAGATCAGGCGATTTGTTGCGAGCGTGAGCGGCGCCAGATGCAGGCTTTCCGCGACTACGTCGGCTATCTGCTTTGCTACGGGGTACCCGACCTTCCGCGACCAGGCATGCATCGTCAGGTAAACTTCGCCGCCGCTTACGCATGTCGCATCGTCGCGCAGAAACTGCGCCTCGCCGATCGTGACATACGACTCTTTTGGTGTGGCGAATGCAGTATCGGGTGGTTGATCGTAAACACCGTTGATCAGTGCCAATAGGCCGACGTCAGCCTTCAGGCGCGAAACTATAGCGCCCTGGAGCTCCAATTCTGGACTGGCCATCAGCGCTTACCCTGTGCTTCCCGCACGCCCTTGTTGACGGCTGCCAACAGCTTGCGTCGCGCCGCTTTGCGATAGGCTCGCCATGTATGAAAGACGTGCGGTTGCGCCGCTGTGCCGGGATGCATGTGCGCTTCGCCGCTGAAACTGATGTTGCCGCCACCGAGGGCGACATTGTGCGGAGCAGTCCCGAACTCCAAAAAACGCCAAATGAACTTGGCGAAGATGCCGGCAGCGTCCTTGTCTTTCGTCTGTGTCACGCCAACCTGCCGCTTGTCTGGGTTGTCGACCAGCCTTGCGCCTTGAATACTGGCAGCATAGTCGCCAGTTGCGCCGCGTGGCGCTTTAGCGGCAATCCGCGTGGCGGCTTCCTTCGCGATCCCGAGCTTTGCCTCCGCTGCGTACTTCTCGACAGCCGGCGCCAACTCGTTCAGCCTGCGTGTAAGGGCCTCACGGCCCAGGACCTTCGCCTTCAGCGCCATTATGTGGCCACCCCGTCGTCGACAAGCAGATCGAGCCAAGCATTCTTCTGATCTGGGTTGGTAACAGTCCTGATATTCATGACGCGCGACGCGTTGCGAGCATCTACGATACGCCATGAGGGGGTCACCTCGCGTGCAGCAGCGCAACTGCGAATTCGCACGGTGTAGGGCTGCACGCCAACCAGCCTGGCCGCCTGCACAGGTTCACCACCTCGCAGCGGAATCAATTCGGCGGCCGCGGTGAAGACTGTTTCGAACGGCCCCGCCACCTCATTGCCGTAAGAATCATCAACGATTTGACGTTTTTGAAAGTGCAGCCTTTGATGCATGCGGCCGGCGCTTGATTTCTTGGCCATCCGTGTTCTCCTTACGAGGCGCCGCAATCTTTACTGCGGCGCCCTTGCTGATGGCCTCGTCGGCGCAGGCCCTTGTGACGTTGAGCGCCATTCCGGCTTTGTAGGCGATGGTGAAGCCAGGCTGGACCCAATTGAAGTTGGCGCTAAACCTCACCCAAGCCATTAGGCGAGCGTCACGCCAGGATCTTGGATGTCGACCGAAAGCACGGTCGTGCTCTTCGCAATGCCGATCTGGATCGTGTCCATTCCGGCCACAAGGTCTGCGCGGGGGCAGATTCCGCCTGCGGTCCCGCTGAGCCAGTAATCGGTTCCCGCGACCAGCGTTGCGCCGATCGTGATGTCACCAGACTTGTGGATCGACACGGGCTGGTTCAGCGACGCGCCATTCAGGGAAATGCCGTGAACTGTGCGTGTGCCAGTGCCGTTGTTGTCCGACTTCATCCACTTGTTCGTGGTTGCGTCGAGGTAAATCGGCTGCCCAGCGGTGATCGTCTCTCCGGCAGTGCCAATGTCGCGTGTGGAGTTCGTTCCCGCCACTACCGATCCGGGCGTTACAACTATGTCAACCATGTGTGTTTCCTTCCGGCCTTAAGCGCCGCGTCTAAATATTGGTGGGTCAGGCGGTTGTCTCTTCCGGGACCAAGCGCCAAACGCGCCAAGGAGCCAAAAGCGCTCTGACCGATGGCGGCATTACCGCATCTGTTTTCTGCTCTCTGTCCGCCTCACGGTTCTCGTACAGGTCACCGAGCATCAGCAGAATTGCCGCCACGATAGACGGCTTGACGTGCATGGCGGTGTCGTCATCTGCGGGGAGCGTCTCACCCTCCGGCAAAACGACCCTATCCAGATACTCAACGACGATGTCTTCCGCGGCCGACGTGTAAAGCTCGATCTCGGCGTCATCATCGCTGTGCAGCACGCGAAGGTGCCGCTTTGCGGCGGCTAGATCAACGAGCGCCATGAATTAAGCCGCAATGACTGCGGCCGTGGGCGCGCTGGTTGCCGAAACAGAGCCGCTGTCATTGGTGGCAGTTACGGTTACCGTGATGACCTTCCCGACGTCGCCGACAACCGGAACGTAGGTTGCCGCCGTGGCGCCGACGATAGCCGCGCCGTCTGCGTTCCATTGCCTAGTGAAGGTTGGCGATCCTGACCACGTGCCAGTCGTCGACGTCAACGTCTGGCCGACCTGAGCGGTGCCTGAAATGGCCGGAAGGACGCTATTTGATGGAGCGCCGATCCCGACGACCACGCCCGCGCCAAGGTAGCTCGCGAACCGCCTCTTGCGGGCAGATGCACTAACCATTTTTCTTTCCCTTTCTGCGCACTATCGGTTCCGGCTCGGTCACTAGCTCAACATAGCCGTATGCAAGGAGCTGGCTCGCGATATGCTTTGGCAGATCGATTTCATCGCCCTCGTTCAGGCGTCCATAGTCGCCAACAAGCGCCTTGAGTGCTCTTATCTTCATGTCTCATCCAGTGAGTGATAGGGGCGGCCGTTAAGCCGCCCCATCAGTCTCGTTACGGCGCCGGGTTTACGTCGCCAGTGACGAACGCTTCCGGACGATAAACGGCCAGAGCAAGGCGCTCTTCGATGCGGATCGTGAACATGTTCTTTTCGAAGTCGTCCACGTTCTCGCTCGAAAGCAGCACTTCGACGTCCATGCGGTCGAAGATCTGCGCACCGAGGTTGAAGGCGCCGGTCAGGAACTTGCCGGCCGTTACGGCCTGCGTCTGGGAGACGGGAAGGCCCCAGAGCGTCGGGCCCATCGGCGACATAGCGTTGCCGACGATGTAGTTGCCGCCAAGATCCTTGGTCAGTTCGATCTTTGCCCAATCGGTCGGATGCAGGACAAAACCGCTCGCCGGGTACTCCGCGAGGATGACCTGCAGAACAGCAAGGCGCAGACGATCGATCGCTGTTTCTTCGGCCGGAGTAAACGCGGGAGCGAATGCGGTGGCCTGCGGCAGGATGCCGTGAAGGTTCTGGCCAGTGCCGTCGCCGTTGAGAAGCTGGTTCTCCTCAACGAATTTCAGGCCATAGGTGCCGCGCGCATTGATGTAGGACGCAAGCGCCGGCGCATCGTCGAGGATCTGGCGAGAAGCCTTGAAGATGTGGGCAATTGTGCGAACCTGGGTGCTGAGCAGGTTGAACGTTAGATCCGACTTCGGCTTCTGCGTAGTTTCCGCAACCGGAGCGGCGGAGTTGGTGAAGCCAGTTTCCTTGACATATTCAACGCTGGACGAGGAAGTGCGTCCCGGCGCGATGAGGTCGCGGATCGTGAACTGACGATTCGGAGGCGTGACGATGCCGGGAACGCGAGCCCCAGGGACCAGCGACGTACCGGCAGAGCGGCCAGCGCCGACCGTGGTGTTTGCGGACGTGATGTCGGCACGTTCCATGCTGACGCGGAAGCGACCACGCTCGTTCAGGCTGAGACGGCCATTTTCAAAGGAGGCGTTTTCGACAATGTGGTCGCCAATTCCACGAGCCAAAGGATCGCCACTTTCGCTAACGCGGTCTGCAGCCTTCTCGAGTTCGCGAACGCGGGTGACGGTCTCGCCGAGCTCAGAAAGAGCCTTGTCGACCTTGCCCTTCAGTTCGGCGGAAACTTCGCCAGTTGCTTTCAGCTTTTCGGTGAAGTCGGAGCCAAGGTTGCCTACCTGCTCCTTAATGGAGGCCAAAGACTGGCCAAGCTCGCCGATCTTTTCGGCAAGTGCATTATCGGACATGAAGTCCTCCTGATTTTTGGGGATTTACCGTGTGATTTTGAATGAACGCGCTTCGGTCAGAAGCCTTTCGACCGCTGCCAAAGCGGCAGCATCCGCATCGACATCAGGTTCCCCCTGATCCTTCTTGAGGTAGAGCCGAGCGGCCCGCTCTGCCTCAGAGCCCGTCAAACCCATCAGTCCCCTGATGCCGTTTTCGAACTCGCGAATTGTTACGCTCTCGCCTGATCGCATCTTGGCCACCAGTACTTCGGCGGATTCGGCCCGAGCCTGATTTTGCGCCTTCACGCGCCGCACGTATGCCGGCTGCGTCTCAGCGCCGAAGCGCTCGAGCGTTTCTTCCATCGTCGCGACGCGGTCGACCATGCCGCGGTCCATCAGGGCCTCGGCGTAAAACACCCTACCCTGCCCAAAGCCGTCTTCGACCTTGCCGACGGTGGTGCCTCGACCTTCGGCGACGGCAGAAACAAATCGGTCATAACTGCGATTCACGCCGTCCTGAATGTGCTCTAGCGTCTCCTTGCCGAGCGGCTCGGTCTCGTTGCCTTCGACCTTGAACTTGCCTGCCGAAATGTACGTGCGCTTAATGCCGCGCTTCTCCAGCGCAGCGGAAACATCATCGTGGGCCGTATAAACCCCGATGGAGCCGGCTCGACCGGAGGGCGTAACGACAATTTCGTCTGCCGCAGACGCGATCCAATATGCCGCGCTCGCCGCAAGGCTGTTCACCTGCGCGACGATGGGCTTGTCGCCCCCGCGAATGCGCCGGATCTCGGTGGCCAACTCTTCCGTTCCGGGGACGGACCCGCCAGGGCTGTCAACATCCAAGATGACCGCCTTGACATCCTCATTGGACAGGGCGGAATGCAAGGAGCGGCGGATACCTGCGTAAGACGTCCCGCCCGACATTGCCGAAAATGCGTCCATCTTGTTCGCCAGGACGCCGTAAACCGGAATGACGGCAACATTGCCGTCGATTTCGGCGATTTCCTTGGCTCTTGCGTCGGATACAGCCGCCGCGAACTCGGTCGAGAACAACTTCTCGCCTTCCGCCCTGGCGACCAGAACGTCTGCCAGAACGGCAAGTTTTTCGCGCTGAATAGCCCATGGCTCAGCCATGAACGCCGTCAAAACGTGCTCAAACTTCATGATTTGTTCCCTATGCAGCGCGTTTCAGCGGCTGTTCTTGCGAGTTCGGCGGATTTTCCATCGTCTCGCCCAGTTTGTTGAGCGGCGTCATCGTTCCGTTAACTATCGCGGTTTCTCCGCCATCAACCGGAGCCTTGTTTTCGTAAGATCTGGCTTCGTTCGGCGTATAGATGCCGTTAGTGACCATCTTCGACAGGAAATCAGCCCTCGCCGCACTATCGCCTCTGAGAAGGCCTTCGATCGAGAACTTCACCACGGTCGTTTTGCGCGTCTGCGGCGTCAGAAGGTCACGATAGATCGCCGACTCAATGCTGCGAAGCATCGGAACGAGGCATGTTTTGGTGAACTGCAGGATCAACTGCTCAATCCCGCTCCCCCAAGTCGTCGTGCCGTTGGCGGCGTGCCCAATCATCACTGGCGGAACACCGAAGATGCGGCAAATCTGCTCGACGCTGTACTGCCTGCTCTCCAGCATCTGCGCATCTTTGGGATTGATGCTCAGCGGGTAAGGCTTAAACCCAGCCTCAAGAACGGTCACACCGCCCGCCTTATCGGCTCCGGCGAACTGCGTCAGCGTATCCGATATCTGCTTCCGCTGATCTGCCTTCAAAATCTGGTCGGAACTGACAAGCAGAGACGACAGCAGGCCGTTCTTGAACATCTTGCCGGCCGTCTTCTCGCCGGAAAGCGCATTGCCGATCACATTTCTCTCGACGCTAATCGGAGAAAGCCCACGATCGCAACCAGGCATTAGGGCGCCGCGGATATGCAGCATATTCTCCGCAGAAATCTTGCGCTTGCCGCCCTTGCCTCGGCCGTTAACTCGCTCTGTCACCTCGTAGTAGCGTGCGTTGCGGTCGTCCCTGCAAACTTCAACGCAAAGCGGGTCGAACGGAATAAGCGAGGACAAGGAACTGCCGCGCATCTTCTTCTCGGCGAAGAAATTGCCGTCTAGGCAGAGGCACATCGCCACCATGGCCCAGAAATCTGCGGCCGTGTCGTCGAAGTTAGGCATGTCGTGCAAGAGCTCATAGAGTTGGCTCTCGCGATCAACGGTGACGCCGTCGTCTTTGTATACCAGACACGGTAGCGTCTTGATGGAGTTGGCAATCAGGTTGACGCAGGCCCACACAGCGTCGAGCTGCATGGCCTTGTCGTAGGTGACCGTTTCGCCGCTGGTGGTCTCCGTTCCGTAATACGCCCGCCAAGGGCCAGATAGGAGGCCGAACGGCTTTCCTATCCACTGCAACAGGCCCATGGCCACTCCTTACTCACCAAGTAACGGTGATCATGTTGTTGACGAAGTCGTCGAGGGTCGCATCCGGTGCGGCTGCACCATCGACCGCAGCTCCAACCGCCATGCACAGGGCCACGGCGGAATCTATCCGTCGATGCGCCAGAGACTTGACGAGGTATTTGTTTTGAAGCGCGTCAGGCTTGCTGAAAGTAGCCGCCATCATCGCAGTCATGAGGAGTGGGTTGCTTCTCAGCCTGATTCTGCCGTCCACGATAAGCGACTCGACCTCGCGGATTGAGCCAGGCATCCAAAGCCCGCCGGGTTCCGGAAGCCCTTCTGCTTGTGCCTGCTCGACAAGAGCCTCATCTGGATTGCTGCGCCGCAAGCCGCCCTGCGGGTGGTTTCGGTGCACCAGATCGAGGCCTAGCTTGCCGCATTCTTCCATGAATTCGGCATAGGCATACTGATCGTACGCAATGGCCTTGATATCCAGGCTCTTGGACGACTGGAGAACGCTATACGCCACATAGTCGTAGCGGATTCGCTCGCCGGGTATGGCAATCAGGTGCTTATCGGCCACCCACTGGAGGTAAGGCGCCTTGTCCTTATCGGCGCGCTCCTTGAGCGTGTCTGCCGGCGTAAAGCTGTCAACCCATGCGTCAAATGTTGGCGCAAGGAATGTGCTTCCGTCTGGCCTCGTCATTTCCTTGTGCCCTGTCGGCACGACATAGGCGACGCAAGTCATGTCCTTATGGGACGAAAGGTCGACTCCTAGGAACGCCGGCTTTCCTTCGTGCTCCTCGATGTCGAAGTCACACATCACTGACTCGACAGTCTTTCTCGGCATCCAAGACGAATGCGCATCGGTCCAAACGCAGAAATACAGGCGCAAAATACCGGGAGCATCGCTGGGAAAATTCTTAGCGAATGCCACCTGAGATGCGATGTACTCCTTACTGACCGTTACGCCCAAAAGCGGGTTCGTCTTGGCCCAACAGGAGTCGTCCTCCAGCGGGTCATCGCCCTTGTCCAGGGCGCAAACATACGAGAATAGCTCATCCGAGCCAGGCCACGTCTCTCCGACGTAGGCATACTCTTCGTCTGGCGTTTGCGTCCCCGCGGCAACAGCACAGGCCATCTCGTGCTCGCGCCAGCAGACCGAAAGCCTATCGCTGCCGCTGTTCGTGATCATCATCAACAGCGGCTGGCGTCGGAACTTAAAGCCCGCCTCCAGCATGCGCATGATCTCGGGTCCAGGGTGCTCGTGCACCTCGTCGCAGAGTGCAAAATGCGGACGCAACCCCGAGCCCGTCTTACCGGCTTCCTTCGACATCGGTCGAAAGAACGATGAGGTCTTTAGATGGGCAAGGTTGTATTCCCTCTCAAAGCCTCCGCTCGGCTTAATCTTCTTCGAAAGGTCCGGAGACTGCCGCATCATTTTGACGGCGTCTCGGAACAGAATCGATGCCTGCTCCTTCGTCGCTGCCGCCGCGTAAATCTGTGCGCCAGGTTCGTTGTCGTAGACTAGGCCGTACAAGCCGATACCGCCAACTAGTGGCGACTTGCCGCAGCCCTTACCCGCCTCGATGTATGCGCGACGAAAACGCCGAGTGCCGTCGGCTCGCTTCCATCCGAAAATGGAACCTAGAATGAACTCCTGCATGGGCTGCAGAACGAAGGGCTGATTGTCGAACTGGCCCTCGGAAAGGCGCAGCTTGCGCTCGAAGAAGTTGAAAACACGGCGAGCGGCAGCATCGTCCCAATGAAGGCCGCGATCGGCCGCGTTTGCCAAATCCCCGAGGTGCCGGCGACAGGAGTTGCGGACGTGAGGCCCAGCCACAATAGAGCCGTCAAGAACAGCGTGCGCATATGCATTAACCCTATCCAGTGCCGGAGTTTCGTCGTCAGCCACAGTCTGCCACTTAGTCGAGGCCGTCTTCCTCGTCGTCCTCTTCATTCGGCACCGTCACTTTTGTGGCGTCCGCAGGAGTCGCGCCCATCTGTCCAAGCATCTGCCGCAAGAGGTTCATGGCCTGAACGCCAACCTCCTGGCCAGCCATGATGCGACCCTGAATATTCGAAGCCATGCCGACGAGTGTCCTATGCGACTGGTTCAGCCACGGCAGTTCGTTCTGGAAAAGCAGCCATGCGGCCTTTGCCTTGCACTGATCTGTGTCGGCGATCCACTTCGGTGGAGTACCAAGAGGGCCGTTCGCCTTCGGTTCGGCGCGGTCCTTGAAGCGGCCAGCGTTGACTTTGTCTCGCCCCTCGATCCTAGCCTTGCCGAGGGGATTTCTCGGCTTTGCCATTTGGGGAAATCCTCAAAATAGGGTCATAATCTGAATTGCAGATGCGGGCGTTCTTGGGTGCCGCCGGTCCCGTAGGCGGAAGGACTTGCGACTTTGTCGGCACCCCGGTCAGAGGGGCCAGCCGTTCGCATCGAATGAGATGACCGTCTTGCCGTGATCTTCCAACTGGGCATCGCTATCATGATGGGGCTTGCAGAGACTTTGGTGATTGTTGGGGTCGATAAATAAATCCCAATCACCTCTGTGCGCGATGCGGTGGTTCACAACCGTGGCAACCTCGACAACCTCTGCAAGTAGGCACCGCTCACATAGCGGCTGACGCATCAACTGCTGTTCTCTAAGGCCGTTCTTGCCTCGCCAGATTGCCAGCTTATACAAGCGCCTATAGCGCGCCGCCTCTTCACTGCGATGGTCGGTCATGGTGTTCCGTATGATTGCCGATGCTGCCTCATGCCGCCGGCACGACTCCTCGTGCCGGGACGCTGCCGACAAGGCAGCCAGTCGTTTGAGGGGCTAAGAAAACGAAGTACGGAAGGTAGCGAAATTGACGACCGACCCTCGGTTGTGGCAGTTGGTGGCCACTGCGCACCGGGGGGACGCGATGCCAAAGAAGAAAGCGACAGGAAGACAAGGCTGGTGGTTCGCGCAAGTCGATGACGTCGCGCTTCCATGTCTGCATAAATCTTGGCTGAAGGGCCTGAGCTACCACGACCCTTTCAAACGCCACGAGGGCAAAGGTCTTGAGAAGAAGATCAAGGAGGCCGTGGACGCCATCATAGATGGACGCCAAGTGATCCTCACGACGGACAACGAAGTGCGTGACCACGATGGGGAGATTATCGCGTTCGAGCGGACGGGATACATCGCAGTGTTCGAAGTTGACGACGTGACATATTCAACCAGTGACGGTCTTAGACTGCGCCTGACCAAACGGCTCTATGATCTGGAGTAGTTCAAGGTGGTTGATGATAACGATTGCTAGGCTTTCCAGAACAAGCGCCTACAGCATTGAAAAGCAAAGCGGCCAGCTCAACCCATAAGGGGAGCCGGCCGCACGATCGCCCGTCGCCGAGAGGAGGCAGCGCCAGGCAATGGGGATGAGGCAGTCCCGGCAATGCTCGCGAGTTTAGAACGTCCGCGGCCCGACAGCGCCTCAATGCAAAAAGGCCGCACAAGGCGGCCTTCGGGGAATCTCACCCCTTCAATAAAATACGATGTGAAGACGCTACTTACCGGACATTACGCCGCGATTTTTTCTTCAGCCGCCGCAGGTTCCACCCTCGCCGTCTCATCGAGATTGATCAGCGCGTCAATCGCAGCGTCAATGAGTGACGGGCCACGCTTCTCTGCGTATGCAGGTCCCTGCCCCATAGCGACGCCAATCTCCTTCGCTGTCGCATCGGTGATCGCCATACCGAGCACAAGGGCATGGCGGCCGAGGTGACGGCGGAGATGGTCAACATAGTCGAGAATCTCGACCTGCCGCACGAATTCGGGCTCTCGGCCGGCTGCCGCCGATATCTCTCCTGTCGGTTTCGGCCTTTTCACTCCGCCCACCCACTGGGGACCGGAAACCAGTCCATCCGCGCATCGCGTCGCCGGAAGCGGGAGCCGCTCGAATGGAATCGAGCCGTCGACTCCGAGCTCCTGTAGCATCGCGCGCCCTTCCTTAACGCCGAACCTGCCGTGCTTGTCCTTTGCGCTGGGGGCTTCTCGCGGCAGAGGTGCGTAGAAGTCGCCGATAGCGGGTTCGCCCGAGAGTGGCTTCAAATAGGGCTTTGCCGTCAACGGTGAGGCCACTGCGCCCCGCAGCTTCAAGTAAGCCCAGACTGCGGCATCAGACCTGCCCGGCGATGTTCCACCTTTCGGGCCACGAGGGCGTTCGACGGGGTGTAGTGAGCTGCCCTTGCCGGTCTTGCCCCACTCGATCAATCTACCATCACGGAAGAGCAGATCGCCCAGCTGAGTATCGATGCCATCGTTTTTGTTCTTCTGGTGAGTCGGTGTGCAGTCCTTCCGTTCATAGACGTTGACGATCTCGTTCGTGAAATGCCACCGCTCCTTGTCGATGGCCCTCCAACCGACGGCGGCGAGGAGCTCCGCCTCAGAGGGGCGAATTTCAATAGTGGTCTCCGGATCCAGATTGTCTTCTTCCGGCGCCTCAATCTCAGATCCCGGAAAAACCATGTTCTTCCAGTGACGCAGAGCGAAAAGCCTCCGGTAGTCGCCGCGGTAGGCGAGTCGTTCAAGCGCAGGCCAGGCCAGTAGCTCGCGGGCGGGTTTATTGTCGTTCGCCGGCGTGATTGCTTTTTTGGTCTGCTTGCCACTCGGGCGAGTGGGCTGGCTGCGCACGGCCAGGAGCGCTGACAGTTGCGAAAGATCTCTGTTACTCGGCTTCTCGCTGATCAAGTGTGTGGCTCCTTACCTGGTGAATTTCGGTTTTGGGTCGGGAATGTCCCTGATGACCTCGGATTCATTTGTAGGCTCACCGTGAACGCCCTCCGTTAGAAGGGCTGCCTTCTCTCGAGCTAAGCGGAATGCGGCCTGTCTAGCCTCCTCTGCTGCTGTTCGTGTCACACACAGGCTGAGCTTGTACTCGCAATCTCTTTTGACCCTTTCCAGCTCTGCCTCGAGGTCCGTGACCCGTTGCCTGAACGCCTCGATGACCGTGTGCGCGTCAACGAGACAGGCGCGGTAGTGTCGACCTTGGTACTTCGGATCACGAGGGGCCATCTGGTCGGCGACTTCGACGGATAGTTGTCCTGGGCCTTGTCGCTTCATTTCGCGCTCCACTGATGCTTGAGCAGCTTCATCGCTTCTCCTTCCATTAAGTGTCCGCAACTGGCCCTTATGCGTGCGCGTCAAGCGCACTTGATTCCCAACTCAAAAAAGCTTGGATTCTTATCGTATTGCTGCGCGCGCAAGGGACAGTCGCGGACGGTTGTCGACCTGTAGTTGTCTACTTTGCGGATGCAATCAGTTCGCGCACTCGCTCCCGACGCTCTTTCTCCTTGGCTGCGCGAAACTCGAACTCTTCATACACGGCCGGAACCACGGTGTAGCTCACCGAGTCCTTACGCACCTGCGGCAGCGGATCGAGCCAAGACATCGCGTCCAACTTCCGCAGCACTTCTGCAGCTTGGTCGTCGTCGAGATCTCGCATGGTTCGGTCGCCACGACGGACATCGCGTACCGTGATTTTTTCAGGCCTATGGGTAAGGATCCAACCTGCTGTAGCCAGAACGGCATCATGGCGATCAGACAGCCCCAGGACGTTCTGATAGAAAGCAAGCGCGTGAGGAAACAAGAATTCGTGCAGGAAGTCCGCTACACGGCGGGCGGTGTCGAACGGAATAACCGAAGCTGGCCTGGGCGAAGTCGATTCAATGCAGTGGAACACAACACAAAGCCTCGCGAAAAGACCGTCGTACTTTCCAATGTGCGCGGCTAGTTTCTTGTTCAAAATTTCCCAGGAAGCCTGCATCTCGTGGTGACGTTCAGATAGTTCATGCCGGAGATCCTGAGCCGCGGAATCGAATTTTAATGACGTCTCCGCAAGCCCCCCCTGTACCGGACGCTGCAACCCATTCAGTCGTCGCACCAATCCCGAGTACTGGCCAACTGCCGCTGCTGGGGGCACGTCCAGCCCGACGGACGATGAGCCCAAGCAAATAGGGAAAAGACGCTGCAGGAGACCGTCATCGGCAGCGTCTGCTGCTATGCGTCGAATGGGTTCCGGCTGAATGCCGCCGAGCATCGATACCGACAAGTTGTCGATTGCAACCACGCCACGCCCGACCCGGTTGACGCTGTAGCTTCCACCATTGAAAGCCTGCAACCAGAAACTGCGATCCGCTGCCGCTCCCTTGCCGGATCCGTATTTCTCCATGGAGCCGAACCAACCCGACAACTCGTCTCGGATCAGAAGAACGCCGTTACGGCTATCTCGCAAAATCTCCTGGGCGGCCTCGACGGTAACGTCCTCTATGCGGGCTCGCATCTGCTTTGGCGTCGGCTTCTCGCTCTTGCCGGCCTTATCGAGCGCATCGTACGCCCTCTTCTCATCGAGGTACGAACGCACCATGTCGTCGTCGATTGCCCGCAGGGGCCTTGTAGCAGCGCTGATGATCGGAGACTTTTTTGCACTCGGATTGCCGATCAAGGCGACCCATAGCCGTGGCGCTTCCTCCCAATCGTCGTGTCGCTTCACACGCAGGGTGATCGTGTCCGGAATAGCAGCAGCACACACCGCCAGTGCTGCAGCCGCAATCCCACCAGCGTCTACCCCCATGATCTCCGCCTGCGAAACCGCATATTCTTCTATGACTTTCGGTAGCAGGCCGGTCGGCAACGAAGGATGCTTCCGCTGTGCCCATGGATCAACCGGACGCGGCGATCCTGCGGTAGGCGGCGCGTTGTCGTTGGTCGCCGTGGGAACCTGGTTCTTTGTGGCGAATTTCGCCATCAGCCCAGAAGACACTCGATTTGCCGCCTCGCGTTCCTCGGCATGCGGAACTCCGAATTTCGACCACATCCGCTCAAAGTCCTTTATCGGATCTCTGGTCTCGTAACGGCGGAACCAATCGCCGGAAGCCGCAAGGAATGCCGCGCACGCCTGCTCCGCCGTCAAACCATCGAAGGCCAATTGTTCGACCACACGAGCTGCGTGCTCGCTCCTATCGCCAACGTCGTCCGCTGAAAGCATAGCGGCCGCGGTTTCGGATATCTCGATATCATCGACCGACGGCAACTCACCGAGTGTCACCAACTGTCCTGAAGCGCTTTCCTTACTTGACCACTGTTCAAGCGTCGACCGGAGTTCATCAACGTCGATAAGAGAACCATCCCATGGCTCGGCGATTGCGACCGCTACCGGCTCAGCTGGACGACCGCGCGCCAGCTTCTTGGCGTTTGGCCAATTGAGAGTGCCGGGAATGCGCCAGACGTGGGACATATCGACAGTGCAGTGATCGGCATTGGCCGCCAGTTTCAGTGCCCTGGCTAGCGGCTTCGCTTCGCCGGGCGACAGCGGTCGTTCCAAGAGCAGAAAGCACTGGTAGTTACCGGGCGAGCTCTCGACGACACAGCTGCTCACGATCGGCATGGCGCCAGACCGACCTGTATCATCATCGAGATCCGCCACCAGCGCCAGCACGGCCGCGACGTCGGATTCGCTGCCCTTCTTGCCGCGCTCTAGGTTGAGACGCATTAAGTTCGGGCACACGTAGCAATTGACGTTGGGCGTGGAAGCGTGAGCCATGACAGCGTCCACCATGCCGTCGACGTCACCAACGGCGTGGTGGCTGATGGTCCCGCCATATCTATCCTCGCCTGTCGGGTTTGCGAAAAACGTCGACACGACGAATTTGCCTTGGATGCCGGCGGCCAACTGGTGAAGCATTTCGACATGGGTGCGGATCGCCGCTTCATCGAAGGCTGGCGTGGGGTCAGGAAGTCGATTTGCAGGAGAGTTCATCGGCGGTCACGAGCTCCGTATAGGTGGAAAGGGCGAGTGCAGTGATGGCTTCTGCTGTGGGTCTGGAGAATGTGACCGACCGGCGGCCTCCGAGCGCCGTCGGCGCGTATGAAATAAACCGACCTTCCGGCGTCTTGAGGAGCCGCATCCCGTATATTCTGATGGCCTCGGTGATCTGCAGATCGAACTGCGCAACGAGCACCATCTCCCCGCCACCCCGATGGCAACGGGTCGAAAGGTTGAGGATCCTCATGCAGTCCACCGCTTAAAGACTACGACGTCCCCACGGCGCTCAAATGTCGCCTCTAATCCATGAAGCTCGACGCTGTCTTCGACGCTGGAAAGTCCGACTGCCGACAGGAATTGGGTAAATTCCTGCTGGCCGTCGCGCTGGACTTCGTAGCTCGGCGCTTCCAGCGTGAAAGTGAAGTGCTCGGTGCCCCCCGACTTTAAGAAACGAGCATCAACAGTGAGAAACAGATAGCAGCGACGGCGCGACACCCGGCTTCCGGTTACCACAAACGCATTCGCCGCATCCCTGTCCCGCTCGAGCTTCTCGTTGAGAGCCTGGCGGACAAGTCCGGCAATCTCGAAGTCGGGGCAAAAAATGTCTCCCATTGAACGTAGTTGGCGAGTTCCCTCGGCGAACCGGATGCGCCGCCGGTCGCCATCCTTCTCGACGCCTGCCGGCGCAAGAACCGGCGATCCATCCAGAAAAGCGCAGACTTCGCGCGCGCCGTCGTTGTAAATCGTCAGCCCATAGCCTCGTACTGGCCGGCTCTCGACAGCAGTTCTCATCGGCCCGTCTCCCGATTAAGATAGGCCTCGACCGCTTCAGCCAACCAATCTACATCGGCTTCTCGGGCGACAAGTATGCGCGTGTCGTCAGGACCGATGTCGCTGGCCCTGACCTCTTGAACGCCGGCAAGCGCCCATTTTCCGTCGTGCTCCTGAAATGTAAGTGCGTTCAAAGCGCAAATCTCCTCTCGCCGGCGCGCGGCCGGTCGGCAATGGTTGATGATTGTGGTGTGTTGCTGGGGAACTAACGGCGTTGGCAGGCTAGAGGCAAGGTCTAGGCGGCAGTCGCGCGAGTGACTCTGTTGTCATTGGCACACCACGTGGAGGTACGGGCGCGTTCAACTACCCAAGCATCCAGGTCCGCGGTGTTGTAAACCACGCTCCGGCCCAACTTATAGAACCGGGGGCCGCCTCCGAAGCAGCGGAGCTTGTCGAGGGAGCTTTTCGAGAGGCCGACGTAAGCCGCTGCCTCTTTTACGCGAATGTTTTTCAAGGGCATCTCCTTTGTTTCAAGTTGATGCCTGCAGTATGATGGTTTTTACATTTTAATCAGCCGCACGAACTTCGAACCTTGTTCGGTCGCTCATTCATAGTCTCGAGACGCCTCTTTCGCCGCATTCCAATCGGCGACACATCTCTGGACATGTCTCTCGCTGTACCTGAAGTGCTCAGCAGTCTCCCGAACAGCCGCCTCGTATGTGTTGCCGTCGCTTTGCAGCTTTCCAACCATCTCGGAGATGTCAAGCCACTCGTCTGGCAACTCGCTGCCTCCTTTTCGGAGCGCTTTAGCACTACCTGGAGGCAACGCAATCCGCTCGATCCATTCGGCAGCGAGATAGCGGATCGCCCTATCATCTCGATCGGCGCGTAGAGCCGCAATAAGCTTTTGCATTGCCTCTTCCGCGCGTCCTTCTGAAATGGCGGCCTCTATCGCGGATGCGGAAAGGCTGAACGGTTTCGGTAAGGGTGCCATCACTTCCGCCCCATCGCTGAGATAATCTTGTTGCCGATCTCATCCGCCGCACGTTTAAGCGGATCAACATCGAGGTGGGCATACCGCTGCGTGGTCGCGGCTTGAGTGTGACCGAGCAGCTTTCCGATGATGGGAAGGCCGAGGCTGCCCCCGACGCCGACGCTTGCAAAGGAATGGCGGAGGTCATGCAGGCGCACATCCTCCAGCCCCGCGCGCTTGAGGATGGCTTCCCATGGTTTGTTGAGATCCGCCCTGGGTTTTTCGTCTTCCGTGCCGGCCGAACTACCTGCGATCACGTATTTCCCGACGCGCGGCAAGCTCTCAAGAATCGCAACCGCTGCGGCGGATAGGACGACGGTCTTTTTGCCCGTCTTCGAGTCCGGAAGGAAAAGTACGCCGCGCTCTAGATCCACCTCCGACCATTTCAGATCAAGGATTTCGCGGCGTCGAGCCCCAGTCAGCAATAGAAGTCGAATTGCTGACACGGCATGCGGACCATACACCGTTCGCCTATTCTCCGGTTTAGGAGCATGCTTCGCCTTGGCTTTTTTCTCATCGACGGCGTAAGGGAGGCCGATCGTCTCCGCCTCGTGAAGGGCGTCGCCCAGCGCCGTCAGTTCTGCCGTGGTGAGAAACCTCTCCTTGCGATTTTCCTTGAACCGTTCCACCGCCTTCACCGGATTATGCCCCGCGGGCACCAGATGCTGCTTCGCGGCCCAACTGAACATGGCTGAGAGAACCGCGAGTGTGCGATTGGCCATCGTCTTTCCGCCGTTCCCCTTCCCGAATTTACCGCGTGTGATGTGTGCCTGCAGCCGTGCAACGTCGCTTGGCGTCACGAGCGAGCTGCGCATTGATCCGAGCACCGGCTTCACGTACCGCTCAACAGCGGCCGAGTATTCTTGATATGTCCGTCCTTTGCGCTTGGTAGCCACATGATCCTTCAGGAACTTATCAGCAAGGTCAGCGATTGTGTCCTGTTTCCGCTCATCGCTTCGTGCGCCAGCCGGATCCGCGCCAAGCGTTACTCGCGCCAATGTTCGGGTGGCTTCGTCGCGGGCTTCCTCGGGGGAATGTGTGGCAGGCGTGCCGATTTTCAGCCTCTTTTTAGCGACGCCGCGTCCACCCGCCCCTGGTCTGTATTCCAGAATCCACGACCGCGCCCCGCTCGGCATGACCTTGAGACCGAAACCCTTCACGCTCTCGTCGTAATAGATCACCGGCTTTTCCGCCGGTTCGATCGCAGAGACGGCCTTTCGCGTCAGTTTGATTGTCGGCATTAATCCTCCTATTGAGTCGCCACCGAGTCGCCACCAAAAATGAAACACGAGGAAACTTGAGGCGAAACTCACTAGGGTATATAGGCCAAAACGCCTGAAAAATAAAGGGTTCTTGACACAGGCGGAAATTGGGTGCAACTCAAGTATGCTGACTTTTAATCAGTAGGTCCAGGGTTCGAATCCCTGCGCGCTCACCACTGCGCCCTTGCCGACGCCATACTCGCGCGCTCTATTGCCTCCCAGTCAGCGCGGTGCCTGTCGGCCCTCACCTATCATAGTGATCTCTTGCGTTTGCCGGCGGCCTGGGCGAATCTCTGATTCCCATTTCTTGAACTGGCATGTGAAACCGATGAGCAGCAAAATTTTTGAGACCTTGACCGGCATGTACTTCACGATGGACGCCCCCGATGGGAGTTACTCCACTGGTCAAGTGATCCGTCTTGCTGCCGAGGGACTCTATTTCGTTCGGTTCGACGGCAACGAGGTTACATTGCCCCTGGAACTCGTGACAGTCGGCGAGATGCTGGACACCACCGAAGAAGAGTACAAGCTCTGGCGGTTTTTCGACACGATCGAGGAACGGGACACGTGGATCGAATGGCTGGACGCGCCGTCTAAGCCGCGGGTCATCTCGCTTGTGAAGCCGACCAAGTAACACGTTCGAACCTGTGACGAATGGCCAATATCGATCAAATAATCATGTTTGGCGCCGGTCTCTGGATGACAGCGTCAGGCTTTGGCTTCGTTCAGACGAACACTCAAATGCCGTGGCTCGTTCAACTTACAAGGCACTTTCTCTGGATGGGGCCGCTGTTGATCGTTATCGCTGTGGTTCTGCTGTTTGCCCCAAGTTAGCGACATAATTTCCGAATGGCCGTAGATGATGGGACGAAGAGGTGAATTGATTGCGGTGGCAGTGATCATCATCTCCGCCTTTGTGCTCGTGTGGCTGCCATTTGCCTTCGGTTGAACGCTGAAAAGATCAGCATGGCGCTTGGACAGGAGCCACGTCTAAGTTGGTGAGCGCGTGTCCGTAAACGCGGCTCCGTTTGACGCCGTTATGCCAGTCCGCCGATTCGAGTTAGTCTTTATGCCTTGGTAGCACTACATCCGTGCTGCGGGCTTCGTATAAAAAGCAATAAATCAAATCGCCCTGCACAACCAGAATTGAGCAAATCACTCGCATCAACACGTGGTCTGGAGTAAGCGATATTGAAGCGTAACGTGCGCGCCATGAGACTGCTCGCCCTGGCGGCCATTCTGATCGCAGTGCTGCTGTTGTTCCTGCTCGTATCCGGATTTGCCGATGTCCCCTGTCAGGACGGCACCTGGGACCCGAACAGATATACCTGCGTACATACAGGGGTGACGTCATGAAGGCTGCCCCTCGGCACTCTCGCATGCTATAAGAGATCGATGACCGAAAACGAACAGCAGTACGAGTTTTCCGAGTTCTCCGGCGAATTCGTCGACGACGACATCATGGTCACTATCGGCATATACCGCCCGGCCGGCAGCAACGCAGACTGGACGCTCGAGGTCGTCGATCAAGAGGGATATTCGACCGTCTGGGATGATCAGTTCGCTACCGACCGCGATGCTTTCCAGGAATTTCTGGCGACCGTCCATCGCGACGGGATACGCAGCTTTCTCGATCAGTCGATCCGCACCGTCCATTGACGCTGCTGATCTGCGCCGATTTGCCCCGTCGCCTTCACGACGGCAGGCTCGTTCCGCCCGCAATGCCGCTGATGTGATCAGGACACGGAAAATCGCGCTTGATGTAAATGTGCAAAAGCGCTTTACCTGCCCATGTATTTTTGAAGAGGCGTACCGGAATCGCGGAATCAGACCTTTCTCGCTGATGAAACCGCAGATAGCGTCTCTGCGCAGCTGCATTCTGGCTGCGTCCCCGAATCCAATGAAGGCAACTGGATGAGGGCTTGCCCCGCCATTGTGCGGGGCTTTTTCGTGGCCGATGGTACAGCTCGGGCAACCAATTCGAGGCACCCGACACGGAATCGTCCGCTCTCCCTCATGCCCATAAGGATGCGGTCGCGACGTCCGTTTGTAGCCCATTTTAGTCAGAGAGTAAGCATTGCGCCTCGAAATAGGTTGTGCTGCAATTCGCACTCAACCGGAGTGCTGCCATGTTCGATAATGAAGAGATCGGCATCCCCTGCCCCGAATGCGGCCATGAGACCAGCAGGCCTGTCGCTTGGGTGAAGGCGAACGACGAACTCCCCTGCAGGAGATGTGGGACCGCCATCGTGTTGGCGAACGAAAAGCACTTGATCACGATAGAGCAAGTCGCCCGGAACATGACGAAACTCAGACGATCGCTGGCAAAGTTCCGCAGGAATGCTCGTGGTGCGCGTTGGCACCGGTGA